CCGCCAGCTGCAGGCATCCCGAGAGGCCATCGGCAACCTGTTGCCTTCCATGGGTGCGGAGAAGATCTGATGGCCGTTGCCCTGAAACGCGAGCATCCGCCCCTCGGCGCCATGGTCCTGATCACTGGTCGCGGTGCCACGCAGAGCTACGTGGTGCCAGTGGAGAGATACCTGGGCCGCTACTTCTACGCCGGTGAGCACCGGTTCCATGTGGCTGACGATCTTGCCGTTGGCCATTTCAGGGACACGAACCGCCGGCTATGGCGCACGACTGCGGCATTCGTGGTGGAGCTGCCACCCGAAGAAGCCGAGCATCTGCTTGCCCTTGCAGCGGCCGCGGCACCCGTGGTCCTGCTCAATCCCAAGGAAACAGAGGCCCAGGCCAGCAGTGCACCGCTACCACCAGTCGCCGTTGCCCCGTCCTGGCTGGCACTGCCCGAACCCGTGGGCCCTGTTGAGCCCACAGAGCACTGGTGATCATGCTGATCTTCTGTAGGACCAATGATGTGCGCAGCGGCGGCCTGAGCTGGCGCATCCCACTCCCCTGCGGCTGGGAGATGCGCTGGCAGAAATTCGGCTGCTCAATCACCGCCATGCCGCCCCATCTGCGGGGAAAGTCATGGTGACCTCCCTCTCCCTCCCCGAACCGCTCACCTGGTTCTCCACTCCCGAAGGCCAGGCTCTGCTCCCCCTCCCGGATGGCGGCTTCGTAAGCCCGAACGGGGAAGAGCTTCTCTCGGCTCACCAGATCCTTGATCGCATCTATCCCCACGACCAGAGGCACACCATCTCTGCGCAGGATCCCGTGGTGGTGCGGGCCTGCACCATCTACGCCAACAGCCTCCACAACCCGGCCGCGGCCACCAGGGGCCCCTGGGCGCCCAGCGTGGCTCCGTTCACTTCGGCTCTGCCCACGATCGAGCCATTGATCGCCCATCCCTTTTGGCAGCGCCTCGAGGTGCTTGCTGCGCCATTGCCCCTGCGGCATTGGCGCCTGCCCGTGGCCACATCTGCCGACCTGCTGGTGCGGTTCAGAGATGGCAGCGACATTGGCATTGGCATGGTGCAGGCCGGCTCACCGGATCAGCTCAACCCCCAGCGTGTGGCGGCTGAGCTGGGAGCAGCCCTGGCGCTGCTGATCGACACCCACAGCTGGTGGCCGCAGCGTGCGTTCGTGCTCTTCTGCAGCCCCGGCCACACCGCCGTGGAGCTCATCGATGTCGATGTTGCCGTTGGCAGCTGGGTAGATGCGCTCGATCTCTACCGCTTCATGTCCCGATCTTTTCAGTGGGAGAAATCCTTATGAACGCTTACATGACCTACTCGCCCCTGTTTTCCGAGTTGGCCCGCCTGGCCACTGATCGAGCGCACCTTGCTGGTGCCCAGGTCCAGGAGCTCCGGCACCAGCTGGAGGCCCTCCCTGCTGGCCACCAGGCCGGCCATGCCCTGAAACATGCCGCAGCGACCGCCTGGCGCCGTTACTGGCGCGAGATGGCCACGGTTGTCCGGCTGATGGGCTTCCCGTGCCCCCTGTGCGACCAGCTGGGAGGTGAAGCGTGAGCCATCTGCAGGATCGCCCGGACAACTGGGCCACGGCCAGCCAGGAGGAGACCATCCAGGCCCTGTTTCAGGCGCCACGGTTCATCAATCCCTTCTGGATGGCATTCCTGCGGCGCGAGCGCCCGGGGGTGCTGGCCAAGCAGCTGAAGCTGCACGCTGCCGGTGGCGGCCACCTGGGCCAGCCGGCCCGCCGCCTTCTCGCGGAGCGGGGGCTATGAGCAGCTTCGACCTGTTGGCGCACCTCCACGGACAGGCCGCCTTCAGCCAGCTCACGTTCGGCCCTGGTGACCGGACCCGTGGCGTCTGCAATCACCTACGCAAGGAGCTGCAGGAGGTCGAGGCCGCGGCCGACCAGGGGCAGCCAACCCTGCCCGAGTGGATCGACGTGATCATTCTTGGATTCGACGGGGCTCTGCGCAGCGGTGCCACACCAGAACAGGTGATCGCCGCCCTGCTGGCCAAGCAGCGCACCAACGAGAGCCGCACATGGCCGGATTGGCGCACGGCCGATCCGAACAAGGCGATTGAGCACGACCGGCAGCGAGAGATCGCACTGCTGCAAGCCGACGACCTGATGGACGTAGCGAAGGATCTCGATCGCAAGGGAACAGCGTCATGAGCAGCAGCACCGACCGCATCCCCCTGGCCCAAGCCGAGGCCATCGCCGTGGGCGTGATGGAGCAGCTCGACCCGCACTGCGAGGTGATCAGTCTCGCCGGCAGCATCCGCCGGCAGCGGCCCACGATCGGCGACATCGAGATCGTCTGCGTGCCGAAGCCCTACGACGCCTCGCCCCTGTTCGCCAGCGGCCTGGCCACCGTGGTGAACCAGTGGATGAAGGTGCGGGGTGAGCTGCCCTGCCGCTACACCCAGCGCCTGCTGCCGAAGGGCATCAAGCTCGACCTGTTCATGGTCGATGCCGATGGCTACGGCCTGCAGCGGGCGATCCGCACCGGCTCGGCGGACTGGTGCCGCACGATCCTGGCCCCAGCCTGGGTGCGGGCTGGCTACCACTCCGAAGGCGGCCTGCTGCGCCGCGCCGATGGGTCGGTTGTGCCAGTGCGCACCGAGCCGGAGTTGTTCCGCCTGATCGGCCTGGGTTGGGTGGACCCTCGTGACCGGGAGGTGGCCTGACCTCCTCCCCAGCGACCGCATCCACAACCCCACCCCCCGATGATCACCCTCACGACCCCCACCCAGCAGGCCATGGCCCGCATTGCCACCGCGCCCGCCACCAGCGATCAGGCCCAGCGCCCACCAACACCCTCCACCCGGTTATCCCTGGCCGCCTGCCCCATGCTGGCGCGGCCATGATGGTCAACATTTCCCCCGCCTCTGTTGCGGACTTAGCACTAGCGATAGTGCTGATTTGGTCTATTCTCAAGGTGAAGCGATGACTAAACGAACTGATTGGCGCAAGACATGCGCCGAGCTAATTGAAAACGTCCGTTACCTGATTGATTGCGTTGATCGTGACTGTTTCGATCCCGTCGCCCTGATGGAGTGCCGCGAGCACCTATCCCAGACCCGCACCGCCCTGGCCCAGCCCGAGCCGGAGGGGGTGATAGCACCCTCGAATCGGCCGATTATCTCAGCCCCAAAGCTGAGCATCTTCGCCGTGAGCCGCCCCACCATCGAGCCGGTGCCGGTGAGCAAGGCCGAAATTGACGAGCTGACGGAGCAGCATTGCAGCGACCTAGGCGATCTCCGAATAGGAATTGCGCCGGAAGACGTGCCCGCCTTGGTTACCGCCGTTCTCGCCCGCTACGCCCGCCCCACCATCGAGCCGGTGCCCGTGCCCGCACCCATGAGCGCGGACACATTGGCCGCCATCATCCGCGAGGTGGACGGCACACACCGGCGGTTAGGCGCTGCTGCACTAGCTGAGGCGATCCTGGCTCACCCTGCCGCCATCAACGCCCTGCCGGTGCCCGGTGCGGAGGTGCAATCGTGAGCCTCCTAACTGTCGATCGCCCGTGGCGCGACTACCCGCTCGGCACCAAGGCCCACGCATACAATGGCGGATGGTGGACGCGAGTAGAGCGCGGCTGGAGATGGGGCAGCCGGGGCGATGTGTTCCCCACTCCGGGCGGGGATGCTTGCGGGCGCTGCATCGAGCTGCCGGCGCCCGGTGCGGAGGTGGGGTGATGAAACGAGACGCCTTCACTGTGTTTTGGATTTGTTATTTCCTTTACGAAATAGTCCATCAACTGTATCCCCACGGAGTTCAACCATGACCACCCCAACCACACCCCTATCCCCCACCGTGAATGAAATCCGAAACTCAAGCGATGATCACAAGTGAACTTTGCCGCCGAGCATTGTTCATTGCTGGCCGCCGCGGAGCGGGGGTGCGCACCATGGGATTACTTAAACAGGAGCTGGCAAAGATTGCCTCTTTCGCTGAACCACAGCCGGCTGCGACTTTCCTGATCGTTGATGAAGTAGGTCCTCCATACTCACCCCCTCGTCCCCAGCTGAGGTTTGCCAAACTGTCCTGCCTGCGTCGTCAACCCACCCGATGAGCAGGATGGCTGAACGCCAACGGATGAACGGGCGGCCGCCAGAGGGGCTGATCAACGAGGTCCTCGTTGCCATTCATCAGCAGTGGATCGACAAACCGCCGGCCGAAAAGGACGACCTGCAGCCGCTCGCCATCCCAGACGACCTTTCGGCAGAAGAAGGCGGTCACCATCCGCCACTGGTGTGAACTGGCACCTTCCCACGCCCCCCAGCTGCTGAACGTCTCGCCCCAGTTGTGTCGATCGAGGTAGGGCGGATCTCCCAGCTCATCCTCCGCCAGCTGCACCTGGGCCGCCCGCGCCAAAATTGCCAGGCGCGGTAAGCCAGCCTCATGCAACCGCTGGGCCATCGCCTGGAACTGCTCCAGCTGCTCCAGCCACCGCTGCTCGCGCTCCCGTTGAAACTTCGTGCGGTGCTCACACAGCCGGGCCATCTCCGGCAGCCGCCGCTGCAGTGCCTCAAACACAGCCCGCTTGATGGCCGCGGCTGATACCCACTCCCGGCGGCCAGCGGTGCGGCAGCGAGTGCAGGCCCAGCGGTGCGGGCGGCCACAGACATCCCTCTGATCCGGCGGCTTCAGCAGGCCGCGGCACTTGCTGCAGACCACCAAACCGTCAAACAGCCGAGGTGAGCATTGCCGGTAGTTCGCTTGTATCAATCGCTCTGCCTGGGCCCGCTCGATCGGATCGCAGAGATGTATGCCTGTTCGCTGCCACCAGGTCCGGAGCACCCAAAGCGACACCCCACTGATTTCTGCCGCTTCCGACCAGCGAAACCCTGTCTGTAGCAGGATTCTCAGCCTGTCAGCAGACATCTTGCGCACAGACTCGCCGGAATGGAAAGACATCCCTATTCAACGGTTCATGCCGTGACAACTACGTTCTCATCCGGTTACGTTGGCAACCAACCATATTTTGCCAACCATGCCGGCCCGCCGCCGCCTCGCCATGGTCCCGGTGACCATGCCGACCGAGACCACGCTGGAGGCCCTGACCCAGGATCCCAAGAACGCCCGACGCCGCACGCAGCGCAGCACGGCGATGATCGAGCGCTCGCTCCAGGAGTTTGGCGCCGCACGGAGTCTGGTGATCGATGAGGCTGGCAGGATCCTCGCCGGCAACGGCACCGCCGAGGCCGCCGCCGCCATCGGTATCGAAAAGGTGCTGGTGGTGCCCGCCGATGGCCGCACGCTGGTGGCGGTGCAGCGCACCGACCTCTCCCCCTCCCAGAAGGCGGAGTATGGCGTTGCCGACAACCGTGCCAGCGACCTGAGCGAGTTCGATGGCGCTGCCCTGGCAAACCTGCTGGAGGAGCACGCCGATCTCGACATGAGCCCTTGGTTCACGGATGAGGAATGGCGGCAGCAGGTGGAGGGGATTGACGAGCCACCGCCACCTCCGGAACCCGACCCGACCGATCCAGGCCCCGCCGGGCTGACGGTGCAGCTCACCTTCCTCGACCAGCAGGCCCTCACCGATTTCCAGGCTCTGATGGGCCGGCTGGCCGCGGCCCTGCCGGAGGAGGAGACCACCGAGGCCCGCATCACTCGGGCAGTGGAGGCCTTGCTGGCCCAGCGGGGCCGTTGACGGTGATGGCCAAAGGCCGGCCGCTCACCCGTTACCACCATTGCTTGATGTTGGACCTGCACCGGCAAGGCGTGCCCGTGAAGGCGATCGCCGCGGCCGTGGGTTGCTCTCATCAGGCCGTCTACCAGCTGCTGGCTGATGCGCGGATCAACGGCGGCTGGGTGAGGCAACGGCGTGCGTTGGTGAACAACCTCCAGGCCGGTGGAGATGGCCTGGTGCCGCCTGCAGTGCCCCTGCCGGTGCAGATGGTGGTGAACCGCTACCTGGCCGATGCGAGCATCAAGTCGATCGCAACCTGCTACGGGGTGTCGCCGCAGCGGATCCGAAAGTTGCTGGTGGAGGCTGGCGTGACGATCCGTGCCCGGCGGCATCGAGTGCCTGTGGCCCTGAGGCGATGGACGGCGGAAGAGGGCGCCCGGGCCCTGCGTCTGCGCGCCGAGGGCCGCGACATGGCCACCATCGGCCTGATGCTGAATCGCAGCACCTGGGCGGTGAGGAGCTGGCTGAAGGAGCACGCTCGCCGCTGCGAAGCGAATCACATCTCTGCGGGAGTTGTTGAGCATGAGGCGCCTACGTTTTGAGCAGGAGGCACACCGGCGTGAGCAGCGAAAAGGCCGGCGCCAATCCCAAGCCCCGGAAACCCAAGGCCAAGCCGAAAACCAAGGACCGCAGCATCTCTAAGGCCGCTGAACGCAACTACCGGGTGCATGCCCTGCTGGGCCTGGCTGTGAAGGAGGGCTACGGGGCTCACGATCTGATGACCGTGGCGACCAAGGGCTTCAAGGTCAGCCCTGCCGTAGCTGCCCGCCTGGTGGCCGATGCCTACGAGCTCTGCATCCAGAGCACCAGCCTCTACGACCGCCTGCGGATGGGCGCCATTCAGGTGAGCCGAATGGAATCGCTGCTGCGCAGATCCCTGCAGGCCCGGCAACTGCAAACCGCCCTTGGCACCCTGGCCGAGATCAACAAATTCATCCTCAGCATCGACAAGTTCGAGCGCGCCCAGCAGGAGCTCGGCGATGGTGGTTCTGGTGCCGCACCCCTCACCCCGGAGGAGCAGGAAGCGCTGGATCGAGAAGGTGATTTCTGATGGCCTGGGATGACGAGGCCTGGGCTGAATACGAGGCCCAGCTCCGCACCCAGACACCCTGCTATGCCTGGCCCCGCAGCAAGGGCTCCACAGGCCCCCACCTGCCCCGCAAGAAGGTTGTGCGGCCGGTGCTGCAGTACCTGCCCCGCCGCGGCCTGTTCTCCCAGGAGCAGGCGGTGCAGCTGTGGGATCAGCTCCCCAAGCGCTGGCCCGACTTTGCCGCACGCACCTACATCGCCTCCCAGGGCAAATACCTGCCCTTCCAGGCCTGGGACTACCAGCTGTCGCTGGTGCGCACCATCCGCGCATTCCAGAACACCTACGTGCTCAAGAGCCGCCAGACCGGCGTTTCAGAGACCGTCATCTCCTACATGCTGCAGCAGGCCATCCAGCGGCCGGCCTGGGTGGGAATCATCTTCTCCAAGACTGGAGAGGACGCCTCTGAATTGGCGGCCCGGATCAAGGGCCAGGCCGCCAGCCTGGGTGCCTACTGCCCACCCCTCCCGAAGGATTCCGCTCGCAAACTGGTCTTCCAAGGCCGCGGCAGCCTCCATTTCCTGCCCCCCACCGAGCGGGCCGCCCGGGGCATCCCATCGGCCAGTTTCGTGCTGTTCGATGAGGGTGCGTTCATCGAAAAGCTGGGCGGCATTGAAACCGGCGCCATGCCCACCCTCAGCCTGCTGGGCCCCCGCGCCCGCGCCGTGTGGGTGAGCACCCCCAACGGCCGCAGTGGCCGTTTCCACGAGCACTGGAGCACGGACCACGGCGAGCAGCAGATCGGCGAGGTCACGGTCAACGGGATCCCGATCCTTCGCTGCAGCCCCTGCGGTGGCTTCGCGAAGGTGGCCATCCACTGGAGCCAGCACCCGATCTACAGCCAGGATCCGAACTACGCGGAGAACACCCGGCGCAAATTCCAGCTCACCGAGCAGCGCTACCGGCAGGAGTTCGAGCTCGATTTCGCCGCCACCGATGCCGAGGTCTACCCCCACGATCTGATCGAGGCCAGCGAGGCCATCGGCGGGCTGGATCTGCCCACCAGGGGCCACAACTACGTGATCGGGATCGACCCGAACGGCTCCGGCGATGACGAATGGGTCACCACCGTGCTCGATGTCACCACCAACCCCTGGCAGGTGGTGGCCTACTTCAACGACGCGCGCCGCAGCCGCGACTACGGCCTGCAGCGCACCGCCCGCCTGATGGATCAGTACAACCCCGAGATGGTGATGATCGAGAAGAACGGCGTCGGCGCCGCTGTGGGCGAGTCCCTGGCCCGCCTGCGGCCCGGGGTGCCCATTGAGGAGTTCGCCACATCCAGGCCCAGCAAGATCGCCATGACCGACCGGGTGCTGCTGCTGCTCGAGCAGGGCGAACTGGGCATCCCGCCCGACAGCATCTACGGGGAGCAGATGCGCGTGTTCCGCCAGGGGCCGGATGGTACGCGCGAGGCTGCAGCCGGCTGCCACGATGACGCCGTGATGAGCCTGGCCGCGGCCTGTGAAGCCGGCGCCAGGGTGCGGCCGATGATCGCCGATTGGATCAACATGGTCTGAACCGTTGCGGTTCAGCCCTGCAGCTGGGCGAGGTGTGAAGGGTCGATCATTGGCCCAGCACCACCGCCCGCACGAACTCAACTCCGCGCCACAGCCAGCGCCGCCGGCGCCGCTGAGGCCGCTGAGGTGCCGGCGGCTCTGCAATGGCCTGGCTCGCTTCTAGCTCGGCAATCAGCTTGCTGGCCTTGTTGATGATGTTGTCCCTGACCCGGCACTGCTCAGACAGCACCACGCACATCCGAACCAACGTTCTGGGATGGCGCTCCACTGTTTCGAGAAGCTGTAGCTCCAGCACGCGCAAGGCAAACCGGTCTTCTTCGCTCAGCTCCGGCACTCTCCATTGCCCCCAGACCATCAGAAATCCTCCAAAATCCGGTGGTTTAGAGCAGGCTCTGACAGGTTTTGACGCATGACCCAGCAGGTCACAGACTTCTGTGTCATCCAGGCCTGCAACAGCTGCTTGCACAGGCCCCGCAGAGCTTCCAGGTCAGAGGTGGCATCAATGGCCCGGGAAAACCGCTCCACCTCGAAAGCCTGGGCGTCTGTGAGCGCAATGGGCCCAGGTTCAGCCGGCACCCCTGGCAACGTCTCCCAGCCCATCAGGCCACCTCAGGGCGGGGCCACAACACCCGAATCGAGCGGGGCACACCACGGCGCTGCTCGATCGCCCCGGCAGCCTGCAGGTTCCTCAGGTGGAACTGCACCGGGCTAAGAGATGAGAGCCCCAGCGCTGCCTTCAGATCTTTCAGGGTGGGGCTGATGCCGTTGGCATCGATGTAGGCCCGAACTGCATTCAGGGTGCGCTGCTGCATCTCCGTCAGCGCCTTCTCCCTCTCCGAGGTGACTTCGGGGTGTTGCGCCTGTGCCCGCATGAAATCGTGATGGACTGGTTTCGGGTCGACTTTACCCCGGAATGGAACATACGTGCTAGGCGGGTACAGGCTCTGGCAGGAGGGACGGCTGCACGTACACCACATGCTGCGGCGGCGCCGGCGCAGTTTCCGCTGGCGGTTCATCAGAATCCAGCTCCTCCTCCTGCAGCTCATCCCCCATGGCGCTGTTGCGCGCCAACAGCTGCGCCATCGCCAGCGCCTGCCGTCCGCGGCGAATCGCCGCCCGCTCGCTCATTCCCATTGCCAGGCTGATCTCCCAGAATGTCTGGCCTGCCAGCCGCCGTTCCATCACCTCCTGCAGCACCGGCCAGGGCTGCAGCATCTGCAGTACCTGATCCAACTCCCTGTTGCTGGCGGTTGGCTGCGGATCATCTGCAGGGGCCGCCACGGTGCTCAACCAGGTGTCGCCATCCTCATCACCCATCACCACATCGAGAGAGCGCAGCTGGTAGACGGCCGCCGCCTGGCGCAGGATTACCAGATCACCGGGCCGCTGCACGCCGGTGATGCCTGCTGCCAGTTGCTCGGCATCGGTGGGAGGCCTCCCCTCTTCCGCACTGAACGCCTCGCACCACTTCCGCAGCCCGTGCATCGCCTGGGATCGTTTCGTGGGGATATGGATGGCTCCAGAGCCATGTACCAGCCGCGTCATGCTTTGCCGGATCCACAGCACCGCATAGGTGGAGAAGGCATAGCCCAGGGCCGGATCAAACAGCTCCGCCGCCCTGCATAGCCCGATCGCACCCTCCTGGATCAGATCCTGCAGCTCCAGCGCCGGCGTGGAGCTCACCGAAAATGAACGGGCCTGGTCCGCCACCAGCAGCATGTTCCTGCTGATCAACTGCTCTCGCGCCCGCTCCCCAGCCCGCCGCAGCCGCTTCGGGGGTTCGGTGATGCCCTGCTGTTGCTCCTCGAGCGATGGCTCCCAGTCCAGCCAGGCGCGAATCTTCCGGCCCAGCAGCACCTGCTCCTCCCTGGTGGGGATCGGCAGCCGCCCGTAGGCCTTCATCATCGCGTCCAGCGGCGAGCTCACCGGGATAGGTCGGATGTTCTACCAGCCTATGGGTTGTAACATCCCCAGCCAAGGTTGTCCCTGTGTGATAAGGCCTACCCTGGCCCTGTGCGCATCGGCCCGTGGCGATCGGTTTCCTGCAGTCGAATGATCCCGGCGGCGGGTATCGCCTTGATGGTGCGCTCATCAATGTGCTCACCGGCCTGGGCACCGCCAAGGACCGCAACGAGGCAATCGGCGTCAAGCGCTCGCGCATCCTCACAGAAAGGGCCATTGATGCCCTCTACGAACAGAGCTGGCTGATCCGCCGCATCGTCGAAAAGCTCCCCCAGCAGGGCACCCGCAGCGGCTGGGATTTGAGCGTGGGGGATGAAACCTCCAGCCGCATGAAAAAGCAGCTCGATGATGTGGTCGGCTGGAGCGAGAAGCTGCACCTCCGCCAGGCCCTCGCCCAGGCCGCCACCTACAGCCGCCTCTACGGCGGCGGCGCGATCATCGTGATTGCCGACGACCGCACGCCGATCGATCAGCCGCTGAATCTCAAGCGGCTGCGCACCATCCATGGCCTCTACCCGATCGATCGCTGGCGCCTCTACCCCGCTGCCGGCTGGTCAGGGATCGGGGAACCGGAGCGCTACTGGTTCTGGACCCAGGCCGATCGCGACCTCCAGAAGCTGAACGAGCAGGCCGGTGCCAAGCAAGTCACCAGCGCCGGCCTCGGCCTCACCGATGCCACCCAGATCGAGATCCACAGCAGCCGGGTGATCCGCATCGAGGGCATGCCCTGCTCCTGGCGCTCGCAGCAGGAGCGGCAGTGGTGGGGCGTCTCGGTGGTGGATCTGATCTGGGACGTGTTCAAGCGCTACGAGACCGGCCAGCAGAGCGCCGCCGACATCCTGCACGACTTCGACCTGGTGGTGCACAAGCTGCCGGGCCTCTCCAACATGCTCGCCGCCGGTGGCGAAGACAAGCTGCGCGCGCGACTGCAGGCCAACGCCCTGGCCCGCTCCACCATCGGCGCCTACCTGCTGAACGACAACGAGGAGCTCACCAACTTCACCCGCTCGGCCGCCGGTATCGCCGACATCCTCACCAGCCTGAAGTCCGAGATCACCGGCGCCAGCGGCCTGCCCCACACCCTGCTATGGGGCGAGAGCCCCTCGGGCCTCGGCGCCGATGGCCGCAGCGAACAGGCGGCCTTCGGGAACGAGGTGGCCGACTGGCAGGCCCAGCACCTCAAAGAACCCCTCCAGCACATCTACGAGCTGGTGATGGCCTGCTCTGATGGCCCCTGGAAGGGCAAGGCCCTGCCCGCCGACTGGGAGATCACCTTTCGCCCCACCTACACCCCCACGGATGACGAGCAGGCCGAGCTGCGCCAGAAAATGGCCGCGGCCGACAGCCAATACATCCAGACCGCTGTGTTGCAGCCCAACGAGGTGGCGCTCGCGCGGTTCGGGAAGCCCCGCTTCAGCCTCGACACCACCCTGTTGAACCGCGAGGCGGATGGTTCCATTCCGCAGCCGGAGCAGGATGACCCGGTGGAGTTTGGCGGCACGCTCGAGGGCGACCCGGCCGCAACCCCTCCAGGGCAGGCTCAGGCTGCCGGCGATGAGGCGGCCTTGGAGGGCGCCGCGCCGCCCGAGACTCCGCCCCGCACCGATGCCGACGATGAGCCCTGCTGTGATGCCTGCGAAGAACGGGCCCAGGCCCTGGCCGAGCAGATCACCGAGCACCGCGGCCGCCGCAAGCGCCGCCGGGATGAAGAGCCCCGCAACGATGCCACCGGCCAGGTGCATCAGATCCTCGGGGTGAGCGTGCGGATGGATGGCCCGGGCATCGGCCGCCTGCAGGGGCCCTACGGCCAGACCCTCCCCTACCCCGTGGCGGTGGGGCCGGATTTGAGCGGCGCCTGGGAGGTGTTCGAGCCCTCCACCGGCGCCTACTTGCTGGCCCTGGGACACCAGCACCTGCGGGGGATTCGTGATGCCATTGGCGCCAATGCCACCATCCGCCGAATCGATGGCGTCGACCTGGTGGCGATGGGCGCTGTGTGTGATGCCTACGTTTCAGGGCATGGAGCAGAGACATGAACCTGGCTGACAGCCTGCAGCAGCGGATCGACGCCCTCAAACGGCAGTGCCGCACGGGCTACAGCTGCGGGAGCACCTGCATCTCCCTGCGGAAGGAATGCCGCACCAGCCCGGGGTCGGCGATCGGGAAGGAACGCCTCAAGCGCCTGCTGGCCCTGGCGGCCGGGGGCGCCTCCAGCCAGCGCGGCATTGCCCCGGTGAAGGCCAAGGAGGCCGGTGAGCTGGCCGAGGGTATCGCCACCCGCCGGGGGGAGAAAGCGGGCCAGCTGCGGGGGGTACGCCAGCAGGCCGCGGCAGAGAAGGCCCAAGCAGCACAGGCGGCAGAGGCCGCGGCCAAGGCCGCCGCACAGGCCCGCCAGCCACGCCCAAGCGCCGGCGATCGCCCTATGGCGCCGGCCGGCACCCCCCGGGGTGAGGCCGATCGGGCCGCCAAGGCAGCGGATCCGGACTACGAGTTCGCCAGGCCGTCAACTGTGGGGAATGTCGGGGAAGACCTGAAGGGCTCCGCTCGGCACAAGGCCAACCAGTGGCGTTCGCTGAGCGAGGCAGAAGCCGATGGCACGGCCGCGGCCATGGTCACCCGAGACAAGCTGCTCAAAGCCGAGCCGCTCGACCTGACGGAAGGCCTCACCAACGCCAACTACCTCACCCGCCTGGCCGGCCACCTGGCCCTGAAATCCTTTCCGGCGCAGCCTTTCACCGATAAGGCCTTCCAGGCTTACAACCGGGCCCAGATCACCGGGAAGAAGACCCCGGCGGAGATGCGCAAGCTCTACTACGACCACCTTCAGGAGGTGAAGGGCATCATCGACCGCCGACGGGATGATGCTGATCCGCGCGAGATGCTCGCGGAAATTTCCCGGGCCACCACCAACCGGATCACGGCCATCAGGGGGAATCGCTCCCTGGACACATACGATCGCTACAACCCCCTGGCCAACTCCTTGGTGGACCTCACCAACAAGGCCAGCAGAGGCAGCTACTCCAAAACGTCAGTTACCGGGCAGATCAACACCCTGGGGGTCCGCCTCAAGAAGGCCAACGACGGAAAGAGCACCGCTGAGCTGGCGGATGTGATGCGCAACGCCACACAGGAGATCCTGGGGGGGGCCTCGATCGACAAGGTCACCGGGGTGCAGCGCGGCGGGGCGACCATCAACGCCGCCGACCTCTACGTGAAGAGGGCGGTCCGCACTGGCGGCCGCGCCCTGGGTGTCGATGACACGCCGGCCGGGTCCACCACGGTGCTCGCCAACCGAATGGGAATGCGGGGCCTGCAGTTCGGCAACAGCGTCACCGATGAAGAAAGGGCCCACCACCTGCGCAAGACCGCCGAGGCCCTGGTCGACCTGGCGGACGTGACGGGGCTCCCAGATCGGGCCATCTCGCTGGACGGCCAGCTGGGCCTGGCCTTCGGAGCCAGAGGCAAGGGTCGGGCCGCGGCACACTACGAGCCGGGGACAAAAGTGATCAACATCACCCGGAAGAACGGTGTCGGCACCCTGGCCCACGAATGGGGGCACGCCTTGGATGATTACATCGGCCAGCAAACTCCCCGCGGTAAATCACGCATGAGGAGTGGACCAGCATACCTGAGCGAGCAAACCAGTGGTTTGTACTGGGACCCGAATGGTGGGACTAAAAGCCAGGCGGATAATCCGGTTTGGAAGGCTATGGATAGCGTCCGAAAGGCTATCGATGACACAGACTTTCGGTTTACCCTGAGAGACGGACTGGCAGGCTATGGAATCAAAGCTGGCAGCGCTCAATATTCATACTGGACTTCAGGCCGTGAGGTGTTCGCCCGCACCTTCGAGCGGTACGTGCAGCACAAGCTGAAGACCAAGGGGCAGGAGAACACCTACCTCTCAGGCCTGGGCGGTGAGAGCCCCCTGTGGCCCAACAAGGAGCAGATCGCGAAGATGGCCCCCGCATTGGATGAGCTGATGAAGGCCGTGGGCACCAACACCTTCGGCAGCATGAACCGCCGCACCGACAGCCGTGAGCAGCGAATCCAGCGGCTGATCCGTGAGGCGATGGCCACGCAGCGCATCGATGCCGTGAAGCGGCAGTGCCGCACCGGCTACAGCTGCGGGGCCAGCTGCATTTCGATGGGCAAGGTCTGCCGCAAGACCCCCGGCGGCGCCAATCAGCAGAAGATGACGCGGATTCTCGCCCTGGCGGCTGGCAAGGAAGGCGGCCCTGCTGTCAGCGGTGGCGCCAGGGCCAAGGAGGCCCCCTCCAGCAGGGGAGGAAGTGAGAAGGCATCGGAGGGCCAAGGGAAGGGCCCGGCCAGCACGGCCAAGCCCATGACCATCAGGGAGATGCGATCGGCGGTTTTCAAGTCGTTCAACGTGAAGAGCACGGCCGCCCTGATGGCCAACAAGAATTTTCAGCAGTCGGTCGTGGGTGACAACCCCCGCACCCTCAAGGGCAAGAACGCCGAGGAGGAGTGGCGCCAGCTCTATCGGCGGTTCGTTGCGGTCCCCAGGGATGAGCGTGGCCTCAAGGACGGCGGCAGCGTCATCAACGGGGTGGACATCCTCAAGAACTTCCGCCCCTGGGTGGCCTTCGGCCTGGATCCGAAAAAGGCCACCAAGGCCGATGTGGACAAGGCCTTCCGCAAGCTGGCCATGAAGCACCACCCGGATGCCGGCGGTGATCGGAAGGTGTTCGAGAAGCTGGTCAGCATGAAGAACAGCGTGAAAGCACTGATGGATTCCGTCATTCAGGATCGCCTCGATGCCCTGCGCGCCAGATGCTGCTGACATGCAGACCCGGCCTGCGCTGATCCGTGCACAGCTGATCCAGCACCGCCTGGATGCCCTCCGGCGCCGAGCTGAAGTCCCAGGCCAGCTGGGTCTCGATTTAGGAGGCAGCCCTCCAGCAGCAGGTAAGGGCACTGGTGAGCCGTGCGGTCAGGGCTGGATCAATCGCGACAAGGAATGCCACAAAGGCCAAGGGGCAGATCCAGGCGCTCCACCAGACGACACCCGCCGCCGCCGGCCTGTGGAGCCCATTTCCTTCAATCCGCCAGTGAAGGGCCCATCAGGGGCTGAGCTGCTGGCCTACGAATGGCAGTGGATGATGGACAGCTTCCAGGACAGCCACGGAGAGGAGCAGCTCAAGCGGGTCAGCGACTGGGAGCGTTCAGAGCAGAATGCCGAAACCGGCAGACGGGTGGTTCACCAGTTCAAGGTGCGCAGGCCCGATGGCAGCACCGGCCTGGTGAGCAGCGAGACGGCGGTAAAGCTGCTGGGCTTCAACACCGCCGACCAAAAAGCAGGGTTCAAGCGGGTCCGATCCAGTGCCCAGACGGTTGCCAAGCTCGAGATGGAGAAGGCCCAGCTCCAGCAAGAGCTCAAGCGGATCGGCAACATCTATCGCGAGATCGAGCAGGAAACCCCGCCTGAGCCGCAGATCAGCCGCAACGAGTATGGCCGCGGCCTCGAATGGGTCATGCCAGGCAGCAGCCACGCCATGCCCGCCAAGGTGATGGCCCGGCGCGTTGGCATCGCCCCCCGGGCCGCCTCAACGCCTGAGGAGGCCCATCTGATGCCGCATGAGCGCTCCACCATGGTCAGCCACTGGGTTGCTGCGCGTGTTGCGGAACGACTCGGGAAAACGCGCATGCCGACCCATGGGTCTTTCAACGGCGACATGCACTACAAGGTGGAGGACGTGGATAAGCGAATCCAGAAGGCCAGAAAGCGCCTGGAGGCCGTTGTGGCGGCTGAGGCCGAGCAGGGAGCCAACCGTGCCGACAGCATCCAGGAACGGATTGATGCCTTGAAGCGCCGCTGCACCACCGGCTACAGCTGCGGCCGCGCCTGCATCAGCATCCAGAAGGAGTGCAGGGTCAGCCCCGGCAGCACGACGGGAAAAGAGCGGCTGCAGCGCCTCTTCTCACTGGCTCGAGGTGACATCAAGCCCCGGGGAATCGGCGTGCCCAATGCAGCCGAAGCCCAGGCGATGGCCGGAAAGATCCGGGCAGAGAACAGCGAAAAGCAGGCCCTGGTGAAAGCCGAACGCAAGCGGCAGGAAGCCGCGGCCGCCGCCGCAGGGGTGAAGAAGCCCAAGGTGATCGTGCAGCTGCGGCGGGCCAAGCCTGGCGGCGAAACAGGGCCCGATGGCCACTGGTATCCGGGAGGCGCCTGGATGAGCGAGGGCTCCTTTGTCGGAGCCAAGCCCCTGAAGCTCGGCGAAGGGGAGGCGGGCGGCCAAGGGGAGAAGGCCACAGGTGGCGACAGAGAACCACGGGTCATCCGCAACAAGCGGCCTTCCTTCCCTGAACGACCGATCAAGCCGAAAGGTGAAGGCCTCCCGCGGCCCACCGGACTCAAAAAAATGGCCGCCAAGAATGACGAGCTGTTCTTCGGGGATGACGGCTACATCCTCTACCCACGGCGCCAACCCAGTGACAAGACGCCAGGGCTGGTGGGCAGCCTGTTTGAGGCGGCTGTCACCCAGCGGATGAGCACCGATGAGCTGAACTGGGCCACCGAGCAGATCAAGCAGCAGGCTTACCGATCGACAGATCCTGAGCGCAGGAAGTTTTTTGACGATCAGATGGCAGACATTGACGACGAAATTGCCCGCTATGGGGGACCAGAAGCGTATGGGGGACCGGATGGACATCGCTGGACTGCGCGCACGCAACTGACCGGAGTGGATGCTGAGCGCTACATCGCAGGCCAGCGTTTCATGTCGGCGTCAAGGCTGCTGACTGATGCCAGCCCCGCCCGCCAGCGAAGGAATGAGCGCTATCGAGACCCCCGCTTTGAGGATTGGATCGTCCCTGAGCAGGGCGATCAGGATCAATGGGTCTGGGGCCTGAACAACGTCTTCCGAGCTGTGCGGATCAGGAGAGAGCGCCTGCAGTCGCCGCGGGCTGATTCGACCTTGAAAAGCCTCTTCAGAGGCAACAGCCTGCAGCAGCGGATCGACGCCCTTCGCCGAAAATGCAGCACGGGCTACAGCTGCGGGGCGACGTGCATCAGCCTGCGGAAGGAGTGCCGCACCAGTCCGGGCAGCGCAATCGGGAAGGAACGGCTGAAGCGCCTGCTGGCCCTGGCCGGCGGGGCCCCATCTAACCAGCGAGGCATCGGCACGGTGAAGACTGGAGAGGCTGCGGAGATTGCTCAGGGCATCGCCGCCCAACGAAGCCAGAAAGCCCTGCAGCTGCTGGAGCAAAGGGGGCAGTTAGGTCGTGATGGACTGATCCCCACAAACCTGCCATTCAGCCCTGAGGTGGAAGCCCGCATTGCACAGGGCATCAAGGAGCGCACAATTCGCACCGGTGCAGTGAACTACGGGGGCGAGGAATTGGCGGCAGCGCTCCTGAAGGTGGCGCGTGATGCGCCAGGAGAGGCTGGTGTGAACGCGAGGAAGGCTCTGGCGTTTATGGAGGAAGCCGGCATCCTTGTAAACGTGGCAGCAGAAAGTTCCGGCGAAATCAAGCGAATCACCGGCAAGGAAATTGGGTCTAAAGAGATCCCATGGAATGACGGAAAAAAACTTGCCAAAATGGTTGTCGAGATGGGGCTGGTCAGTGATGAACGCATGGAATGGATGCGGAAAGACAACACCATCGCCGGTGCAGGCTTGGTCCGCAAGGCGGAGATAATCAGGAACCCGTCAAAGCTCAAGCCAGCACCGGAAGAACTGAGGGCAAAGCAACGACTGGCCGATCACCTTGCAGACCTCGCAGATCAAACGGCCCAGTTCGACCGAGGCATCGCTCAGGGATGGCGATTTGAAGAAGACAGGAAAAAGGAGCTTTCTTACTACACCACAAATGTCTCTTATGCACGAAAAACGTACAACTCTCTTAAAGAGAGTCGCCTAAATGAATTGAAATGGGCGGCTCAAGAACTGATAACCAGTAACACAAAGGGGCTCGCCGACCTCAACTCAGGAGGCTTTTATGTGTTTGGGCAAAAAGCCTATGTGGCAAGAGCTGGGACTACTGGATGGGACGGTGACCTTAAGCCTGAAGCGTCCAAAATAGACCCTAGAAAACTTAGGCGGTCTTACAGCAGCCACATAGCAAAGCACCTGCCAGAGCGACTAGGCAGTCTAAGTGATTCGGATCCAGAGACGTGGAATGTTAAAAGTATGCCAATCGGATACGGCTTTAATTTGACAGGTGCAGAAAAGGCTATTTCTGTTCACGTACACGAATTAGGGCACGCTGTCGACAGTTTTGCCGGCGTGCGGCTGCGCACTGATCTGCCGGCAAACACTTCGAGCGGCAAAGGTGAAACTGTCCTGATGCACAGCCTGCATTCTGAACGGCAACGTTCAACACCGGCAGCTGTTACCCAGTCCTTGAATCAGGGTCGTGGGCCGTCTAAGTATTCACTGACAAACCGAGAGGAGCTGTTCGCCGAGTCTTTCACTGCGTGGGTTTTTGCCCCTCGCGCTCTGAAGCAGTATCACCCAGCACTGCATGATTGAGTGGAATCAAGTGTGACTCAGGCAAGGCAAACAATGGTGAAGCATGGCAAACTGGCGTTCAATGAGAGGTACTGATGACTGCAGCCATTGACGAGGCCCAGGAGATCATCCGCGGCATGGGCCGGAAGCTCGATCGTGCTGGTGTGGTCAGGTGGGCAGCCCTGAAGGCCAAAACCACCGGGCGTGATCGTGAAGCGGTGGCAGCCATGGCTGAGGCCTTTTACCCCCTGGCGCAGACAGAGGCTGATCAGCGCTGGCTGGGGGCATTCCTGAGCGGCATTCCGGCGGCTGTGCAAGAAGCCCGGCTGAGGATCTGAGCCCATGGCTGACCGGTCCCTGGAGCTGCTCGAGGAGCTCGACCAGCAGTTGCGGGGCCTGGAGGATCGGCAGCTTCGCAAGCTGCGCGGGATCTTCGATGAGGCCCTGCGCCGCACCATCCGAAGCATCACCGATCGCCTGGAGCGGATCGCGGAGCAGCCCGAGTACGACCCGGCCACCACCCCCGGCGCATTCCTCGGCAGCACCCCCGGCGGCCCGGTGCCCATCACCCCCCTGCAGAAAAACCAGGCCAGCCTCTACCTACAGGGCCAGCTCGCCCAGGACCTGCAGGCGATCATCAACCGCTTCCCGGCCGCCCGGGCCGCCAACACAGCCCTCAACCGTGAGCTCACGGAGCTCTACAACAAGGCCCAGGACCTGGGGACCGAGTACGCCCTCGAGCTCTCGCGCGACATGCTCCCCCCGGCCGCCGTGCTCTCCGGCCGGCACCCGGCCCTGCAGGACCCCCAGCTGCCGCCCGCCGCCCCTCCGGCCCCCACCGATGCGCCCGCCCCGGGCAGCCCCTACCAGGAGGGCCAGAGTTTCACCAGGCTGCTCAACATGGGCGCCACCATCGCCGCGGCCGAGCGCGACTTCCAGAGCCTCAGCGCCAACTACCGGCGCCAGCGCAACACTGCCACCGATGAGCGGGTGCGCGCCTCCAAGGACTACTTCTTCCGCTGGTGGCGTGACTGGGGCGACACGGTGCAGTTCGAGACCGCCACCCAGTTGGCCACCGGCGTGGACAGCCGCACGCTGGCCCGCACCCTCAAGGCCCGCCTGCCCCACATCAACGACGCCTTCCGCAACCGGGCCGAGACCGTGGCACGCACCGAAACCCACATCGCCGCCGGCGAGGCCCGCGAGCGCACTTTCCGCCGTGTTGGGGCCGGCTTTGTGCGGTGGGTCGCCACGGCCGACGATCGGGTCTGTGAGTGGTGTGCGCCCCGCATGGGATGCCTCTACTACGCCGGCAGCGTGAAGACCCCCGCGCACCCGAACTGCCGTTGCGCCCTGTCCCCGATCACCCTCGAGGCCCTGGTGATCCAGAACGAGCTGGCCAGCGGCCGCGGCGAGCGATGGGAGGCGCAGCAGCAGGCCCTGGCCGCGGCGACGCGGCAGAAGTACGACCAGGCCAGCAGCAGGCCCTGGCGGCCGATCGGCGGCACCGGTGAGCCCCGCGGCCCGGGCGACTTCCCGCTGATGGAGCGCACCGCCCTGCCGGCCACCACACCCCGGCCGAACCAGGCCAACAACCCGGCAAACGGCGGCGCCAGGCCCTGGCCATCAGGGGATCCGGTGTGGACCCCCTCCAGGGGATGGATCAATGCCGCCGCTCGCGAGGCCTACGAGGCCATGGTCACTGAGGTGGCGGAGCTGGAGGTGTGATCAGGCCAGCACGGGATAGAGGCGCCGCACAAGCCGCTCCAGTGCCTCTCGGGCCGCGGCCATTGTGGCCGTGATCGGCGCCAGCAGGAGCTGCATCTGCGTCACTGGCGCGGAGGCAAGCTCAACAGCAGCGGGCGCCATCAGGCCGGCATACCAGCGGCCCAGCTGCTCACTGAGCGCAGGCAGGTGATCCCAGGCTCGGCGGCAGTAATGACCTGCCAGCAGGGTGAGCACGATCAAAACCTGCAGTCCGCGTAGCACGATCTGGGCTACCTCGGCCCAGTCGATCTGTTCGTTGAGCCAGAGCAGGCCCCGGGCGGTGGTGCCGGAGATGCGGCCTGCGGTGCCGGCAATAGTGGTGAGATTGGTTGCCATGGTTCCTCCGGCCAGTGCCGGGCGATGGGGTGATCGGTGGCGGGCCTTGCCCGGCGCTTCCGATAGGCAGACCCTACCACGAATCGAGCGCTCTGCTGCCGCTATCTAAGGAAAAAGTGTCCATAGCGCAGGGTAGTGTGAGCGGCCGTTCTGGGCTGATCCTATGGCTGCCATCGGCTACGCCCGCGTCAGCAAGGACGATCAGGCCGACGCCCTCCCCGCCCAGGTCAGCCGCCTCAATGCCGCCGGCTGCAGCCGTGTGATCACCGACATAGAAACAGGCCGCAGCTCGGATCGGGACGGACTGCTGGAGCTGATGGCGATGGTGCAGGCCGGCGAGGTCTCGGAGCTGCTGGTGACCCGCGTGGACCGACTGGGGCGTGATGCGGCCTACACCGACGCCCTGCTGGCCCAGTGCGAGGCGCGGGGCGTCACGGTTCGGGCCCTGGACGGTGGCGCGATCGAGACGGCGACTCCTCAGGGGTTCCTGATGGCCAGGCTGCAGACGGGCCTGGCGGAGATGGAATCGCGCATGCTCTCGATGCGCCTACGTCGCCAGTTCACCGTCTACCGCGCCGAGGGACGGCACCTCAGGCGGCGCAAGCCCTTCGGCTACCAGAACGGGCCAGGCCATCGGCTGGAGCCGCACCCTGAGCACTGGGGGGAGGCGTTGCGCGTGTTGCGTGAGCTGCGGCGGCTGGCGAGCTTTGCGGCGGTGGCCCGCTCCATGCCGCAGTGGTGCGCGTGGACGCCGGCCGCCACCAACCTGCAGGCGTGGTTCGTGAATCCCGTGATCCGCGGGCACATCGGCCACCAGCTCGACAGGGGCAGCGGCAAGGGCTGGCGGCGGCAGTGGGGTGAGATCCACTACGACCAGCACCCGGCACTAATCAGCGAACAGGACTGGCGGGAGCTGGCCGCACTGCTGCAGCGACCCACCAACCGGTTCAAGGCAGCGGGCACCACCGAGACCCGGCACGGGCTGACGGGGCTGCTGCGGTGCGCATCCTGCGGCCACCTGCTGCGACGAAACACATCGAACGGCGTGGCGTGGTGGCGGTGCCGGCACCGGCTCTGCGATGCCCGTGGCGGAGCCAGGGAGGATCGAATCCTTCCGGTAGTTGTCGAGGCGTGCGTGGCTGAGGCGCGGCGACTAGCGGCCGTGCTGAGCGAACCAGCAGCAGAAGATCCAGCACTGGCAGCGATGCGCGGCGAGCTGGAGCTGATGGAGCGGATGGCGGCCCGTAACCCGGACAACCGGGCGATGGCGGCAGCAGTGGCGGAGCAGCGGCAGCGAATCGAGACGGAGCAGCGCGTGGAGCAACCGGCCATTGATCCTGCTGCCTATTCAGCGCTGCAGGATCCGTGGTTCTTCAATGGCGCGACACCTGAACAGCAACGGGTGCTGTTTGCGGCGGTGCTGCGGTCGGTGACGGTGGGGCCTGGTGGTGACCCGATCGCACCTCAGCCGCGTAGCTGATCAGGCGCTGTTGCAGTGCATCGCGCAGAGTCAGGCGCCTGATGTACTTCTCGCTCACACTCAACGCTTCCGCGGCATCGGCCACTGTCAGCAGCAGATTCTGAGGTCGTGCAGCGGTTGAGGCCTTCCCCTGGCTCACAGCTGCGTCCCTCCCCCTGGAGCCGAGCGCAGCAGATCTGGGCATCGCCGCACCACCTCCGCGGCCATGAGCCGAGAAAAGGCCGGATGCTGCATCTCAGCCGACCACAGCATCAGGCTGTCGGTGAGGCCGATGCGAACGGCCTCAGGCATCGAAAAGCCAGCGGCCATGACTTGGCAGATCGAACCTGCTGAGGCCCAGGCCGCCGTGGTCAGGCTGTAGGCCTGGGCCGGCTGCGGCTGGCAAGCGCCGGTGCCGAGAGCTGCGGCAGCCAAAACATGAAGAAATCTCATGGCTCGATGGGTACGGACCAGACTGGCAATGTCCGAAATCGTAGCGAACCTCTCGGACCTGTGTACTATTGCACCCAGACAGCAACAACCCTAGGTAGTAATGGCTGAATCCTTTTCCCGGCGGCGCGCTCCGGCGCTGCCCCAGATCCGCCCCGCCACCGCCGTGCAGCCGCTCAGCGGCGGTCAACGAGCCAGGACACGCCGCTTGCCAGCTCAGCACGAGCGCCCAAATCGCGCCGCCACCAGGCGCCATTACAGCTCCGATGAGGTGGCTGTGCTGGCTTTGTTTGCTGTCGCCGCTGGCATGGTGATGGGGCTGGTTGCCTTCACCATCCTTCGCGACACGATCTATCGCAATCAATCGGTTTCCTTGGTTGCCCCGCTCAATCCTTGAGCGATCTGGCGCTGTTACGGTCTGGCATCAGATCGGAGTGACAACAAAGCGCCTACGGTGTAGGTGCCGATCCGCAGCAACGGAATGACCACCGCAGACCGTGAATATGCCGCCCAGCATCTGTTGGCCTTCCTGCAGCGTGTGGGCCCGTTGGAAGCGATCTGGGCGATGACCACGGCGCTGGAAGCGTTGCAAGCTCCGGATGCCCTGGCAAGTGGCGATCACCTGGCGACCGTTGTTCAAGCCTTCGATGAAGTTGCCGCCGAGGCCAACGAGCTGGCCGCTGCACCGCCGCCTGAAGCCGCACCAAACGAGCTGGCCGCTGCACCGCCGCCTGAAGCCGCACCAGCTGATGGTGCAGTTGCGCCTGCTGCTGACATCGCGGAAAGCGAAAAGGAGTCGGCTGAGGCTGGCTGAGCGCCATGCCTACCTTGACGGCATCCGTTCATCAGTCGTGACACAGCCGCAAACCCTGCAGCTCGATGCCGTCTATGAAGGCACGACCTGGGAGGGAATCAATTCGGTCACCCTGGAGATGCCGGCCGGCACGCCTCTAAACCTCACCGGTGCGCAGCTGCAAATGGTTTACCGGCGAGTGGGAGAGAGAGCCGAGCGACTGGCGATGGGGGTCAACACCGGCATCCAGATCACCAACGCCACCGGCGGTGTTTTTCGGGTGCTGCCGCAGGTCCTCCCGTTGACGGTCGGTCTCTACTACTGGGAGATCATTGTCATTCTATCCACCGGACTGATCGTTCCGCTCTTCGCTGGCACGCAAGAGATCACCCGAATCGGGAGTGCGTCGTGACTGACATCTCGGCTGTCGTCCAGCTACAGGAAACCGTTCTGCAGGCGACCATCGGGAACCCCGATCCAGGAAGCGGAACAGATGTGACGCTGGGGGCCAGCGTCGATGACGTGCTGAGCCTGGCGGGCCAGCAGCTGAATGCCGAGGGCCCTGCTGGAGACGTGCTCCTGTTCTGGGATGCCAGCGCCGGCAAGCTCACGTACCTCAACCTGGCGGATGGGCTGAGCATCACCGGCACGAATCTGACTGTTACCGCTACCGGGACTGGCACGGTCACCAGCGTCAACATCAGCCAGCCGGCAGCGGGGATCACGGTTAGCGGTGGGCCTATCACCTCTTCCGGCTCGATCACCCTGGCGCTGGCCAACGATCTGGCAGCGGTTGAGGGGTTAAGCGGCACCGGCATCGTGCGCCGGACAGCGGCCGACACCTGGAGCGCCGGAACGGCGGTAGATCTCTCCAGCGAGGTTACGGGCCAGCTCCCGTACACCAGCCTCGCCGGAGCCCCCAACCTCTCCCTGAAGGCGGACCTGATTGGGGGCGTCATCCCAACGTCTCAGCTGCCGTCGTTGGCAATCACTGAGTTTCTGGGCACGGCCGCCAACCAAGCGGCGATGCTGACCTTCTCAGGGCAGCGCGGTGACTGGTGTATCCGCACCGATGCCGGCGCCAACGGCGGCACCTGGGTCCTGGTCGTTGATGGCGGATCGTCACTGGCGCACTGGCAGCGCCTCGGGTATCCGATCGCCCCCGTCTCCAGCGTCAACAGCCAGACCGGTGACGTCGTCCTCGGGTTCGGTGATGTCGGCGCGGCACCCGCCAACCAGGGCGTCACGAACGGCAACAGCCACAACCACGACGGCGGCGATGGATCGCAGATCGCTTACAACAGCCTGTTGGGGTTGCCCGGAGTAGTCTCCCCGTCTTCGGCTGGCTTGGCGCCGGCCAGGTCGTTTTCGACGATCACCTACGGCGCGACGGTGGCGTTGGACTTCGCCAGCCTCGATGCCCAGTACCGGACGATCAGCCTCACCGGGAATCTGGAGCTGACCACCAGCAACCTGGCCAATGGGCGGACGCTGGTGATTCGGCTGGTGGCCGATGCCAACCAGCGCACGCTCACGTTCCCGACTGATTGGAAGTTCCTGGGCACCAAGCCCGCGAACATCGCCGCGTCGAAGGTGGGCGTGCTCAGCATCACCGCATTTGGAACCACCAACGCTGACGTGGTGGCGGCCTACGCCGTGCAGAGCTGATGATGAGCACCCTGATCCGCCTCAACCCGCTCCGCTGGCCGTATTCGCTGGGCCAGCTCCGCACCGATGAGCCCGCCCGATCGTTCTCGGCGGCGCCGAGTGATGCTGAGCTGGCGCACTACGGCGTGTTCCGCGTGGCGCCGCAGCCTCAGCCTCAGCCCAACCCCGCCACCCATCGCGTGGTGGAGGCTCAGCCAGTCGAAGCCGATGGCCAGTGGCTGCAGCAGTGGGAGCTGGTGGAGCTGACCCAAGCTGAGCGAGAGGCGCACTACCGCCAGACGCACCCGCCCCGCTGGATCGAATTCTCTGACGCCCTGCCGGTGGGAGTGGATCAGCTCCTGGCCGCTGCGCAGACCGTCTCGCCGCGCCTTGCACTGGCCCTGGGCGTGGGTCTCGGGAAGGCTGCCGATGGTGACAGCAGGGTGTTCCTGGGCGCCTGGCAGACCTGCCAGGACATTGGCCTGATCGCGCCTGAGCTGGTCGCAGGGCTGCAGATGCTCGCCACTCAGTACGACCTTCCCGCTGAGTTCGTGGTGGGCCTGGCCGGGGCACAGCAGCAGTGGAACTGGCCGCCGAATCCGGCGCGAGGCGATGAGTGGACCGGCCCTGATGGGTCGCGGTGGCGATGGGATCAGCCGAGGGCGGTGGATGGCACCTATGCGCCGGACGATCCCGAGACCGAGGCCTTGGAATCGGCGCTGCAGTGGCTGCCGGTGGAAGTGCAGTTATGACGTTCAGCCTGTTTGATGTGGCGTTTGTGGGGAGCTTGACCCCGCCTTCCGGCGGCGTTATTGCCACTGGTGGCGATACTGTTACAGATATAACTGTTGGCGGCATCAACTACCGTGTGCACCGGTTTACGACTGTTGGCGCATCTACGTTTTCTGTTACCAATGGAGGGAGTGTTGAGTATTTAATTGTTGCTGGCGGTGGCGCTGCTATTAAAGGAGGTGGTGGCGCCGGTGGTTATAGATGTTCAGTTCAAGGTGAATTGTCTGGTCAGAATGTCAGCGCAGAAACACCCCTTGTATTAACAGCGGGGTCTTATCCCGTAGTCGTTGGCGCAGGCGGCACAGCAGGCTTCGCCACAGCCACGAATGGAGGCAACTCCAGTTTTTCTTCGGTTATCGCTATAGGAGGTGGCGCTGGCGCTCAATCCAGTGACGGCAATAGCGGCGGCAGCGGCGGCGGCGGCGGCGAAAATAGCCTTGGCCAGTCATTTGGCGGTTCGGGAACGACGGGACAAGGATCTATCGGTGGTGGTAATGGCAATATTCGCTTGTCACCATTCCCGACAGGTGGCGGCGGCGGCGCGGGTGCACCGGGCGGAAATGCGACAAGCTCGACACAAAGCGGCGCAGGCGGTAACGGCATAACATCCACCATCACTGGCACAGCAGTTGCACGAGCAGGCGGCGGCGGCGGCGGCATCCGCCCAGGCGGCTCAGGCGGTGCTGGGGGCTTGGGCGGTGGCGCTGCAGGCGTTAGCAGCGGAAGCTCAAACAGTGGTCAGCCAAATACCGGTGGTGGTGGTGGTGGTCATAGCGCTGCGGGTGCAAGCGGTACTGGCGGCAACGGCGGCTCCGGCATCGTCATTATCCGCTACCCGATCTAGCCCCCCGCAGCATCCCCGACTACAACGCCCCACCCATGACCACCCCAGCCTCCGCGTGCCGACCTGCACCGTCACCCTGCCGGGCACGGTGCAGGTCGGCACGCGGATCTACTGCAGCAGAGCGCAGGCTTACTCCAGGTCCGAAGCCCCGGCAATCACCGTCAGCCCCGGTGAGGACAACCCGGTCAACGCCCCGGGCACCACGGGCGCCAGCCTGGGCCGGCTCGATCAGGCGCTGCCGGTGATGATCGAAACCTACGTTCGCGGCAACAGCCACAACCACGACGGCGGCGATGGAGCGCAGATCGCTTACAACAGCCTGTTGGGGTTGCCCGGAGTAGTCTCCACGTCTTCGGCGGGTTTGGCGCCGGCAACAGGCACCCCGAGCGGGAAGTATTTCAAGAATCCGCGTTCCCCGCCGTTCAAATGGAGGGTCTAGTGGTCACGGCAACTGAATCACAGCGGGCAACCATACCGGGCCCAGACTGAGGCCAAAGCGCATCGAACCTATGGACCGACGAACCGAAATGGTGCAGCTGGCCACCGAGCTGCTCAGCGAGCAAATCAGACCGGTGCGGATCCTCTCGATTTCTGACCAGGGCGGCGAGCCCCAGGGAGAGTTTGTGTCCAACCAGCAGCGCTTCACGTTCAAGTTCACCAAAAGCGGCATGGTTACCTACCGACCGAAAGGCACGGGCCAGAGCGACCGGGGCGACAGCCGCATTGATGCCCTGCAGGCCCGGCTCGAGCGCATGAAAACTCTTCTCGGAGTATCCCGATGAACTGGCTTGATCGACTGCTGGACCCCCTCCTGGATCGCCTCGTCCTGAAACTGGCAAACAAGGTCCGCCCACAGCTGAACGGGGCGATCGATGCCGCGCTGGATCGGGCGGAAGACCGGATCGACACGGCCCTCGAGGGACTGGAGGAGCGGCTGCTGGCGGTGGCCACAAAGCCCATCGAAGACCTGAAAGCGGCGCTGGCGCCGGTCATCACCTTCCAACAACAGGTGGTGGATGCCGAAAGGCTCCGGGCTGATGTCTGGTCGCAAGCTGCAGAGATCCAGCAGCAGGCGATGACGACCCTTGCACCGGGGGCTCGATTCCCGACGCATCAGGAGGTTGAGGATGCTGCCAAGGCAGCCGGGATGATTCCCGCCGCAGACGTGAGGGCCGCGATCACCTCCGCAGCATCTTCGACAAGTGCTGCCGCGGCGGACCACCTGCGCAGCCGCCTGACACCGCCACGGCCATGGAAGGAGGCCCCTGATCGATGAGCCGTCACCAGGCCCTGCAGGATCGCCTCTCGGCCATCGAGGCCCAGTTGCCTGTCTCGACGGCCCGGCAGGCCCTGCCCCGCCGGCCGGCGGCCCTGCGGCATGACGCTGCCGATCGGGTCTCTCCGGTCTTGCAACAGCTGCTGGCGGAGGTCCTTCCCGGCGCCCTGGTGCTCGACTGGCGGCAGGAGGGCGCCGGCCATGCCGGGCGGATGGCCGCCGATGGTCTGGTCTACCGCTTTCGTGTCGATGCGGAAGGTGTCGGCTACCGGCCCGCCTGGGACGGCATCGGTGAGCGTGGCTGGGAGCTGAGATCGGATTCGTTCCTGCAGCTGCGGGCTCCTGCCGTGCGGATGGATTTCCGCCGCAGTAACCGGGCCACCGGTCAGAAGCGCAAATGCACCACCGGCTACAGCTGCGGCTCCGCCTGCATCTCCCTGCAGAAGGAATGCCGGATCACCCCGGGCAGCGCGATCGGCCAGGCTCGCCTGCGGCGTCTGCAGCAGCTGGCGGCCGCCGGCGACAAGGCCGCCGTGGCCACCGCCTCTCAGGTGTCGGCCGCCCGGGGAGTGGCCGCAAGAGAGCGGCAACAGGAGCGCACCACCAAGCGGGTGGAGAAGCTGTTGGCCCGGCCCGAGATTGCCGAGTACCTGCGCACCGGCAAGCTCCCCGAGGCCGCCAGCGCTTCCACGGAGCCCGGCACCGTCCGCAACATGAAGCCCGGTGAGATCGTCTTCGATCCAGGGCGGTTCCAGTACAAGTTGAACGCCACTGAGGGCACCGGTGAGGTGGGCAGCCTCTCGGGTGTTCGCAAGTGGGATCCAAACCTCGCCGGCGTGATGAGCGTCTGGAAGGACCCAGCCGACGGCAAGGTCTACGTGGTGAACGGCCACAACCGGATGGCCCTGGCCCGGCGCCTGGGAGCCGAGGAGGTGACCGTGCGCTTCCTCAACGCAAAAACCGCCACCGAAGCCCGGGCGATCGGCGCCATGCAGAACATTGCCGAGGGTGCCGGCACCCCGATGGATGCCGCCAAATTTTTCCGCGACACTGGCATCAGGTCCCAGGCTGATGTGGAGGCCAAGGGCCTGCCGCTGCGCAGCGGCCAGGCGGAGAAGGGCCTCAAACTCAGCAAGCTGCCCGGCGAGGTGTTCAACGCCGTGGTGCGCGGTGATCTGAGCGTGAACCGCGGCGCGATCATTGGCGGCAGCGGCCTCGATGAGGCAAAGCAGCGGGAGGTGTTCAAGATGATCGGCTCCCGCAAGGGCATTGCTGATCAGACGCTGCTCGAGCTGGTGGAACATGCCGCTGCCAGCGAGCAGCGCACCCAGACCACGATGGACCTCTTCGGGATGAGCCAGGAGGTCAAGGACAACCTCTTCACCCGGGCCAAGCTCTCCGCCGGCCTGAAGGCCAAAATCACGCGGGAGAAGCGCCTGTTTGGCACCGTCTCCAAGACCAGAGCAGCCTCCACCCTCGCGGAGAAGGCTGGCAACGTGATCAACCAGCAGCAGAGCGCCAAGGTTGCCGGCGAGGCCAGCGAGGCCCTGTCGGTGTTCGAGCGTCTGAAGAGCTCCAGCGGGCCCATCAGCTCCGCTCTCAACCGCGCTGCTGATCGAGTGGAAGCGGGCGAATCTGAAACGAAGGTGCGGCAGGAGCTGGAGCGGGACGTGTTCGCCGCTGTAGAGCAGGAGCTGATGGCCCTGGGTCTGCGCAAGCGGCCCCGGGCCGACAGCCTGCAGGAGCGAATCGACGCTCTCAAGCGGCAGTGCCGCACGGGCTACAGCTGCGGGAACGCCTGCATCTCTCTGCCGAAAGAGTGCCGCGCCCAGCGGGGCATTGCTCCGGTACGGGGAAAGGAAGCCGCCGGCCTGGCCGCCGGGCCGCGGCAACGCCTTGGTGGCAGCCGGCGCCGTGATGCCGCTGCCAACATCCTGGAGGTCCGGATCGATGCCCTCCGGATGCAATGCGCCACCCTGGCCCAATGAGCACCCACCAGCCCCCCAGCTTTCCCCCCCCAGGCCCCCCGGGCCGATGGCGAGCCCATCGACTGGGCCAACGTGGCCGTGGAGACCACGGTGATGCTGCGCCTCCAGGATGCCCCTCCTGTGGCCACCGCCCGCGAAGGCAAGCCACAGGCCAAGCGCTGATCAGAGCCCCAGCAGCAGGGCCGGATCGATCGCCAGCAGCAGGCAGATCGATCGCAGCTGGCCTGGGTTGGGATCCCGCTCGCCGGAGCACCAGCGGCTCACGGCGCTGCGGTGCACCTCCAGGTGCTGCGCCAGCTGCTGCTGGCTGACGCCCCGCTGCTGCATAATCACGCCCAAACGTGCACCCAACAGGCGCCGCACCATTGCGTCTGGCAGGAGAGTGGGCACGGTGCGTTTATGGCATCAACAGGCGCAAGTTAGACCCGGCGGCCCCATCTTGCTGGCAGCTCCTGCTATCTGCCGGTGCAATTCCGCTTCGATCGCTCCAACCTACCCGCCAGCTTTCTGGAAACTCCAGAGGGCTACGTGCGCGTGCGTGGGACGTTCTCCCGCAGCGGCTGCCAGACCTACACCAACCCGGATGGGTCGAAACGGGTCGAATATCGCCCGCCGGAAGAGGTGTCCCGTCCGGATTCTCTTCTGTCGATGGGCGGCCTGCCGGTGACGCTGGAGCATCCGCCCCAGCTGCTCACGCCCGACACCGTGCGGCAACACACCCGGGGCCACAGCGGCACCCAGGTGGAGTTCACCGACGGCTTTGTGCATGGCACCGTCACCCTGACGGATCGAGAAGCCATCGAGGCCGTCAAGCGTCGCGATGCGGTGGAGCTCTCCGTGGGCTACCGCTGCGAGTACGACCCCACCCCCGGCGTGGCGCCCGATGGCACTCGTTACGACGGCGTGCAGCGGAACATCAGCGGCAACCATCTCGCCGTCACCCGCAAGGCCCGCGCGGGCGCCGAAGTGTGCCTGCACTTCGACTCCGCCGATGCCGACGACCCGCCGGTCATCGCTGTTTCCGCCGATCTTCTCCCTTCCCTTCCTGAGGCCACCCCCATGCCCGCTTCCGCTCAACCCACCGACCGTGCCGACATGAAGAGCTCCTCCAAATCCAAGGCAAACGCCGAGGAAGAGATGGACCCCGAAGAAATGGAAGACAAGGGCGAGATGGAGCCCGACGAGAAGGAAGACGGCTACGGCATGGCCAAGCGCAAGCGAGCCCGCGGCGATTCCGCCACCCCCGGCCGCAGCGTGCCGTGGGAGGTCTACAAGGCCACCGTTGACGACCTGGCCGCCGCCGAGCTGCGCTTCGACAGCCTGGCCGAGCAGCTGAGCGAGCTGGAGGCCCTGGTGGCCGAGCGGGCTGATTCCGCCCCTCAGCCTGATCCGGAGCTGATTCAGCAGCTGGTGGCCGAGCGCGTCGACGTGCTCGAGAAGGCCAGCCTGATCATGGGCGGCCAGCGCGAGCGGCACGACGGCCTCAGCAACCGCGAGGTGCAGGTGCTCGCCCTCGAGGCTGCTGAGGTGCGCATCGATGGCATCGAGAACCGCAGCGACGAGTACATCGCCGCCCGCTTCGATGCCGCCTACGAGGCTGCCGAACAGGTGCCCTACCAGGCCGATGCCGCCCAGATGCTGGTCCGCCAGTTGCAGGGCATCACCACCGGCCCCCGCACCGACGGCGCCGATGGCATCGCAGCGGCCGCGGCGGAGCACCAGAACGCGCTGGCCAACGCCTGGCAGGACCCCGCCAGCTGATTCCCCCCTAGCCCTTCCCCCTCCCCCCGCCCCTCCGCATTCCTTCCATGGCCCAGACCTTCACCAACAACGCCGGCAGCATGAACCCCCAAGTGGGTGTGGGCCGTGACTACCCGATGCAGATGGCCATCGGCCGCATCGGCGAGCTGGCCGACATCAGCGGGAGCCGGATCATCAGCGGCAGCAACGAAACCAATGGCGTGTTGCCTTTTGGCGTGCCGCTGGTGCGCAACGGCTCCGGCGTGCTGCCCAACTCCGCCCAGGTGGCCACCGCCGCCGGCGCGATCCTCGGCATCTCGGTGCTCACCGATGTCCAGGAGCTCAGCCACCGTGATGCCGCGACTTCTTACCAGGAGGGCATTCATCCCGGTTATGCGGTGAACATCCTCAAGGAGGGCTCGATCTACATCGAGGTCTTCGAGGCCGTTGATCCCGGAGGGGCCCTGCGCTACTTCAAGTCCGGCGCCAATGCCGGCAAGTGGGGCAAGACGGCCTCGGCGGGCAACAGCCTCAACCTGGCTGCCGGCGCCTGGGAGATCGAACGCGGCGCCGCTGCCGGTGGCCTGCTGGTGCTGCGGGTCAACGCGCCTGCCGCGCTGACCTTCACCGCTGACACCTGATCCTCCCCACCATCCCCCTTCCTTCCCCCTGCCCCCTCCTGGAGCCCGAACAATGAGCCACCGAATGGACGACGCCTACCAGAGTGGGGCGTTCCTGGCCGACCAGCTGCAGCACATCATTCCCGGTGTGCTGCGCAAACCCTATGCCGAAATCGTTTACCCCAGGATTTGCCCGGTCAGCTTCGAGGTGAACCCCGGCGCCACGTCGATCAAGCGCACCCTGTGGGATCGCACCGGCGCCTTTGATCTGATCGCTGATGCGGCCGACGATTTGCCCCGCTCCGGCGTGAAGGTGGGTGAGATCGTCAACGAGATCCGCGAGTTCGGCGGCTCGTTCGACTACACCCAGGGCGAGCTGCTGGCCGCAAAGATGGCCGGCGTCAACCTCACCAACGAGAAGGCCGAAGCGGTGCGCGACTCCTACGAGCGCCGCAACAACATCACCTGCCTGTTTGGCCGGGCCGGCACCGGCCTGCGGGGCATGCTCAACCACCCGGCCATCGATCGTGTGGTGGTGACGGGCAACAACAGCGACGCCTGGTTCAACGACCCCAACACCACCCCCCAGCAGATGCTCGATCTGCTCAACTTCGGCGTCACCCAAATGCGGGTCAACTCCAAGCAGATTGAGCAGCCCAATGCCGTGCTGATGGGTGAATCGGATCACCGCATCGTCTCCACTACCTGCCGTTCCACGACCGACAACACCACGGTGCTGGAGCTGTTCCTGAAGATGAACCCGGGCATCACGTCGGTGGAGCCGATCAACGAGCTCGACCCGGCCAACAGCGGCGGCAACCTCAGCGCCCGGCGGATGCTGTTCTACCGAAAGGATCCGACCAAGGGGAAATTCCACATCCCCCTGCCGCTCACCTTCCTGCCGCCTCAGCCGAAGAACCTCAAGTTCGTGGTGCCCTCGATGAGCAAAATTGGCGGCTTCATCCCCGATTATCCCCTGGCCTTCCTCTACATCCAGGACGGCGGCTGATCCCCGCTGATCAGCCCCGCACCATTTCCCTGTTCCCCATCGGTTTTCCATGACCACCACCCCCACCAAACTCATCAGCAAGCCCCAGGCCGAGCCCGCCGAGGACCAACCGGAGGCCGGCGAGCTGGTGGTCTCCGTCCAACCGGAGGCCGGCGAGCTGGCGGTCTCCGTCCAACCGGAGGCCGGCGAGCTGGCGGTGATCTTCACCCCCGAGCTGAACGAGGCCTGTCTCCAGAGCTGCCGTGGCGGCGCCATCGCCTGGGCGTTCGGGCCCGTCGCCAATCCCACCACTCTCCGGATCAACCCGGGCCTCAACGCCCCGGTGCCCCGCAAGCTGTGGGAGCAGGCCAAGGCCCGCCCCGACACCCAAGAGCTGATGGGCCGCGGCCTGATCCAAGAGATCGAGCTCACCGATGGCGCCACCACTGCCGACGGCGAGGTGTCGTTGGCCGCCGTGCCCAATGCGGTGGCCATCCGACTGATCTACGGCTGCCGCAACACCGAGCAGCTGGAGCAGTGGCTGCGCAAGGAAGACCGGCAGGTGGTGCGCGAGAAGCTCGCCACCCGCGTGAAAGAGCTCCTCGACGGCCGGCCCTGACCATGGCAATCCCCACCCTCTCCGAGTTGCTCGACCGCTTTCCTGAGCTGGAGGTGCACACGCACGCCCAGCTGGAGGCGGCGCTGGCCACCGCCGGCCGGCGCTGCAGCGAAGCGGTGTGGGGAGACCTGCATGGTGATGGGGTGGGCCTGTTTGCCGCCCATCTGATCGCCTGCCGGGTGCGGGAGGTGGGCGCCCAGGTAGGCCAGGCGCCGCCTTCCGCCGGCAGCGGCCTGGAGGCCACCCACTACGGCCAGGAGTTTGCCGAGCTGCAGGCCTGCCTACCGCTCACCTGCGGCTTCATGGTCTGATCTGATGAGCACTCCCCAGCCCGCCAGCGCCTACGGCCACCTCGCCACCGCCACCCTGGCGTTCGAGGTGGCCGGCGCCACCCTCACCGAGGATCCCGAAACCGGCAATCAGGTGGCAGCCACCGAGACGCTCCACTACCTGGCGGCGCTGCGCCTCAACCGCGGCCGCTGGGAGAAGCAGGTGGGCGTCGATGAGACCACTTTCCCCTGCACCGGCCGGCTGCTGAGTCCCGCCACCCTCGATCCGCGGATTGTGAGCGGCAGCAAGGCCGCGGCGGTAATCAACGGCCGCCGCGGCCGCTTCGAGCTGCAGGAAGACCTGGGGGCGCCGGTGGGGGCCATGCCGCTCCTGCGCCAGCAGATCAACGGCACCTTTCGGGTGACGGGAGGCCGTGGCAATGGCTGAGCAGGGAATGGATCAGCAGCTTCTGCGCGAGGTGGTGGGTGAGGCCTGGGGCCGCTTCAGCACGTTTGTGGATTCGGAGCTCACGAGGCACATCACCGAGCCGAAATGGGACTGGCCGAGTGGGGAAAGCCCCCGCGACATCGTGGACATCGGCGACCTGCGCAACTCGCAGGAGATGGCAATCAACCCCCGCCCGGGGGTGATGGAAACGAAATTCCGCTGGACTGCCCCCCATGCCCCTGCGGTGCACGACGGCGCCGTCTACAAGGCCAATGACAGCGAGGGGCAGCCCCGCACCAGGCCGGCCCGGCCCTGGACGCGGGAGCTGCAGCGCGAGCGCGTGAAGCTGCAGCGCGCCTT